ACAAGAACACGAGCATCCTTGATATATTTTTTAGCAAGAGAATATACATCTTCTAATGCACGGTAATCACGGATGAAACCACCCAAGATCATGATACCGAAAATGTAACCCATATAGAGTTCATTTTTTAGGATAGATTCAAACATAATTTAGATTCAAAACCATACGATATTCATCAGTTGTAGATGTTCCTGTGTGCCTCATTGAGTTAGGAAACTCTACAAATCTATTGCCGACACTTTCTACTTTAGTGCCATCTTCAAACATTGTGTAACCATCACAGGTGTTCAGATAATAGATCGATGTCTTAATATAAGGGCGATCTTCTGCCTCTGTGATATCATTATGTAGTCCATGTTCAATGATACGATCTGTACCTGTCATAAAGTTTGCTTTGATCTTTATGATCGACAGGGGTTGAATCTTATCGAGTACTGGATAAATGATCTCCAAATGATCTGTCTGTGGTGCATGATTCGTATAAAACATATGAATCATTTGAACATTTCTCTTGTAGTTCTGAGGACTATCATTGACAATCTTTGAACTAAACCAAGGGAAATTAAATGCTAACATCTGATTACGGATGTTATGATATGTTTGTTCAGGTAAGTAATTATCAATAATGTTGATCATTTTTCAATGACTGCGATATACAAACCATTCCACCAATCCTTCTCATCTTCTACAATCTCTGTCCTGATAATTCTGTCATAAACAACATCTTTACCCTTCAAGAATTCTTTTGCATTATCAACAGCACCATTGAAGTTTGCATCATCAACAACCAGAATATATGAATCTGCTGCTTGATTGTGAATATGTTCCAAGTTGGGAATCATATTGTCTTCAATCTCTGCATCATAGAAGATAACGTTAGGTTTGAACTCAGGATTAAACTCCATCTGTAAGATAGGTTTAACACAGAAACCAACCGAACAATCTGTATTGAAATACTTCTCAGCGTTCTGAATAAACTCATCGATAGGATTATCAATGGTATATTTGTCAAACAGATTCTTATTTTTAGGACGAATACATCCTTCAGAGAAGTCATCAATAGCATATGCTTTTACTGACTCATTACCCATCAATGCAGCAAACAATGTGCTGCCTGTGTAACAACCAACATCTGCATAGATTGTACCACGCTCAGAACATAGATTGTTCAAGAAATGTCTAACCTTGTTAGAAGATAGACCAAGAACATTATACCCATCGGGTTTGAAGTTGGAGTTATCGTCCACAGCATTATCAATGGCACGGATGACTCTATCTACCAGAGGATTCATTTCACGTTTTTGTTTCTTCAGTCGGAATTCTACCACAGTTTCGCAATAGTTACAATCCCAACAGTCAAACTTACATGTCTTGATCTTTTCACGCCATTTGTTGATAGGAGCATCAGGCATATCAACATCCTGCATGTAATCCTTAAACTCAGGATACATTAAACTACAAGTGGGATCATCCCATCGCTTAATAAGATCCATGGACTCTAATAGTCGCATAGTATCTTCTCTGCCATGCAGTTTGAATACGTCAATAACATCTAAGAACTCTTTCCAATCACTCTTCCATGGGGGAAGATTAGCGACCTTAAGTTCATGTGCAGGATCAACTGCATCCCATCGTGAACATGAAATACGACTGATCTCACTATTGAAGTATTGCGGTTCTGTTCCCTGTCGTGTGCTGTTGTACTGATAATGTTCAGGCATGATAGGACAACCACCCCAACAATGTTCATTAGCAAGTAATGACAACTCTACAGGATTACCTTTCTCCGCACAATATTCTTTTGCTTGTTTGATACGATCCAATGCCTCTCTGTCTCGCATAATATCACGATCCAGATTAATATAATTGAATCCAGCACTAGCAAGAGTGACAATCTCGTTAGGTTTGACTACCTCACGAAGAATAGTGTTCTTGATCTTTAGTTCAGGATATTCCTTTTGAATTTGTCCTGTCATCACCCATGATGTGTGAGGAATAGTTGCAGTCCTAACACCAGCATCATACAAGAACTTAAAGTTCTTAATAAACTCATCCAAGTTCTTTTGATCTGGACGCACCCAGATATTATTAAAAGTGGCAGACAGGGGAATACCAGTCTTCTCACCAATTACTAGAGCATTGATAGCAACTTGCTGTGCATCTGTCTCCGAACGAAACACATCACCCATCGCATCTTGCGAGAATGGTGGCATCCTAGATGTGAAATATAAATCGTAAATTAGATGTTGATTCTGCAAAAGGAAGGGGATTAACCCTTCCTCAATGTAATCAAGATCCAGTTTCGGATTTATCGGCAGACTGAAGATAGCGGTCTTCAACATTGTTGTTTGCATAATCAGTTAGTACTCCAGCGGTATCAAACATTTGAGGTCCTTGACCTTTTAACATATTCTCTACTTTATCTTCTGCTGCTGCTTTAATCTTGCCGACATTGATATTCATAGCAGTAGAATATGTCATTGCCAGATCAGTCACTGCTGCTTGATCTTCAGGACTCATCATAAGCATACTATCTAGATTGCCTGCTTGAATCCTACCAGTGGTGAGAAGATCGATAGAGCATTGTTTTGCTAAACGAGCAATCCAATACTTAATCTCTTCACCTTCCTCATTCTCTTTAGCGAGAATAGTTTCTTTCAATACTTCCAGATCTTCGAGATCGACATTCTCTCCTGTGCGCTCTTTGATGATACGCAACAGACCTTCAATCTCCCTCTTACACTGACGCAGTTTGTTGTGCCATACTTGTTTATCGAGAAGCAAAATCTCGATTTCATATTCTTTATCTTGCTTGTAATATGGATCTTCCTCAGTCTCCATTTCATGACGAATTCTAGCGATATCGTTGAGTGTTCGCTTATATGAAATGGTTACTTTCTGGAGAGCATTTAATCGCGTCTGGATCTCCATAATTGCTTGACGCATTTGACGCCAAGGTGTCACCTGTGAGTTGACAACAAAATATTTGTTTTGATAATCAGTTTGACCAAAGAATTGAGAATCACTCCACCCGACCAGTCCTTCATCAAAATCAGATAAGACCCAGGGATCAATGTTCTCTAGGTCTTCGATTGTTTTAGATAAAGGCAGTCTCTCAGAATCTAATTCCGTACTTAAAAGGTTCTTTTCTGACGATGAGTCCGTCTTCATTTTCAATACACCTACCGTAATTTAGACATTGTTGATTTGACATTGATATTCCGAAGTAATCTTCTAGGAATACATTGGCATCAGCGACATTTGTGATTGCTTTCAATTTAACAATCAACGTTTGTTCTGCCACGGCGAGATCAAAAAGTTTGCCTTTCCACTCACCCTGCTTCTCGACAACTTTACCAGCAAACTGTTCAGTTGTCAACCCACGAAGTTCTGCTAACCTATGAATTAACTTGGTTTCGTGATCACTGTCTGCCAAATATGCTTGAGATTCTGCAAGTTGGTCTCCCCACGTTGCATCTTCAAGACTACTATATGTAGCACGGAGTGATTGATATCTTTTTTCAAATACTTCTTGCACTGCCAATGTAATTACTTGCTTCATGAAAGGCAGTGTATATTTCTGCTGAAGAGTAGAATCAACTGATACTTTATCTTTCTGTGTAGTTCCTTCTTCATTCTCACCATACTCAGATCTTTCTGATCTGTATTCACCCCAGTACTTATGACCAAAGGTGCCAGTCTTGTAATCAAATCTAAGATAATTGATGTATTGAGGAATGTAATCAAAATATTGATCTTCCAATTCATAGACTTCTAGACCTAAGAAGTCACCAATTCTCCTACCCCAGATTTTAATCTGAGACCATTTCTCTTCATCGAGAACGATAATATCGGGATTAGTAGTTGCCATCAGAAGTTAGGAATAGTTGTGCCGTAATTGTATGCCTGAGAACCATCGGTGTTAACACCCGATACAGCAGATGCAGAGGAGCAGTGAGCAGAACTCATACCACCATGACCAGACGGAGGTGAAGATCCACCAAGGTTTGTGTGACCATCGGTTGCATAGTTCACCTTGAAGGTATTATTATTCTGAGCACCATTATAGTTACCCAAGCAATAACCTTTTCTCATTCCAATTTCAAAGTTTTCCTCACCCATGTTACCGAAGTTCAAACCTCTAACCTGAATACCTGTTGTATCATCACACTTTTGATTACCATTCTGTGCGTTGTTACCAGTTCCAACATACATGTGACCTAACATAGTACCGAGGATTTTCTTCCATCCATCACCACCAGGTCCATGGTTCCAAGTAACCCAAGATTCAGTCTTCCAGGTGAATCCTTGACGTGTGCCAGAACGCTTATACCATCCTTTTGTTCTAGAGTTACCACCCCATGTGGGGTCATCACCACCATCACCATGGTTAGGAGGGAATCCAGACGTTCTCATAACCTCTGTAGAGAGATTAAATGCATCAGTTCTAGAGTTACCACCACCCTGTAGATAAGAATAACCGCCTGCAAAAATGTAGTCTTGGAATGAACCCATTGATGCACGGTTTACAGTCATATCCCAAGAGTTCTGGTGGGTGATACCAGATTCAGAGGTCATACTGAAACCAGACGTATAGTTAGAAGAACCTCTATAAGTGTTCTCCATAGAGTGGAAGAAGTGTCTAGTATCATGGAAAGATCCTGCCAT